GCCCGGTCGGAAATATGGCGACGACCAAGCCGGGGACGGCGACCGACACGATCCCAGCGCTGGACACTGAACTGCCAGAGGGCACCAAGACCTACCGGCAGACCGTCGTCGTGCTCCAGGGGAACGATGGCGGCGCGAGCACCGATCAGACGGTGGCGTGCGAGATCGACACGAACGGGCAGTTCACCAGCGACACCTACGAGCACGGCTCCAGTGTCAATATGTGGTGCCGGGCTAACACGATCCAGTCGTTCACCACGAGCAGCACGCATAGCTTCTACGTCTGGTGCCCGACGGTCGGCGCGTGCTGCCACTGGCAGGCGTGGCTCGTCGTGACTTATGAGTTCTCCATCTCCACCACGTCATCGCTGTACATCTCGCTCATGCTGCCGCTTCAACTCGCCGGGCCGATGGGCGGCACCACATCGAGTGACTATAACCGAGGCACCTGCACGCTGTGGATCCAGGAGCCGACCACGATCACGACGAAGAGGATGGCGGCGTACTTCTTCTGGACGCAGCAGGCGGCGATTGCAGGGTTGAACTGCCGACTCGGGACGGGGTCCTTTGTTGCCTACACGAACGCCGGTGCAGTCAGTGCCGGGTCGAATGGATGCATGGTGCGGAACGACAGTGCCTTCTCCCTGGCTCGCGGCAAGAACACGATCACCGCCGACATCTACCGCACCGATACCGCTGATCCAGGCTGCGTCCTGTCAGCCTTCGTGCTCGTGAATTACACCTGTTCCGTGCCGACCGGCGATCTCAGCTCGGCGAACAAGACCGTCGAGTGGATCTTCGAGGCTATGGGGACCAAGAGTCCGCTCACAGTGAACATCCTCTCAGCGTCGGCGATCACCATCCCGGAGACATACTGGTTCGCGTCATCGTTCGGCGTGGTGCTGACATACGTGAACAGTGGCTCGAATGTCCCGACCTATACGACGGTCGAGGTCGAGCGCCTGAGCGCCGAGGGCGGCGTCAAGTGGGAGGCTGTCAACACGGCTGACGCCGTCAGCGAGGATGGCGAGACAGGCATCTACTACCGCTTCATGGATGCGTCGAACGTCTTCCATCGCTGGTACCCGGAGCCGGTCGCGTCGCGGCTCGACCCGGAGACATCGCGGCGCTGGCGCTACACGGCAGGGCAGAACTCTTCCGTCCTGCCTCAGTTGTCGTTCCTGCTGACCTACCACAGCATCACCTACGCGGTGAACACCACTATCAGCGGCAGCGGCGGCGGCACGATCTATGTCCAGTTGTTCCGCGCATCCGACGACGAGATCCTGCGAGCCGACAACAGCCGGGTCGGGAACGGCTCGCTCACGTCGTACTGGTATGACAACACCGAGAACGTCTACATGGTCGCGTATGAGGACAGCACGCATACGGGGAGATCAGCCAACGGAACAGCAGGTAGCTAATGGCATTCTCTGACATCGCACTCCGCAGCCCAGGATCAGGGTTCAACATGAACCTGACGGGCGGGGTGCATTTCGCCTGCACGGCGGCTGCGGCTACCACCACGGCGAGCGGGCAACTGGCGGTCACACGCCACTTCGCCGTCACCACAGCAGCGGCGACCACGACCGCGAATGCGACGTTAGCCGTCACAAGGCACTTCGCCGCGACGGTCGCCGCCGCGAGCAACGTCCCCGTCCACAACTTCTGGCCGAACCCATCGTTCGAGGGAGGCATCGACGGGTGGGTCGCCTCTGCCGGATCGCTGGTCGAGGACGGCACGACCTTCTGGCACGGCAACACAAGTCTCTCCATCGAGCCTGCCGACATCTACGCGACGATCAAAAACACCGAGACAGAGGACGACTACGTCCCGGTCCGCGCATCGACGCAGTACACCGTCTCGTTCTACATCTGGGCGAAGGGAGCGCTCAACAGCTTCTACTTCGACGTCTACGATCAGGACGACGGCTGGCTCGGCTCGACGGGGACCAGCCCGGTGTCCGCAGGCGTGTGGACCAGGAAGTCGCTGACGTTCACGACGGCGAGCGACACGACCGCCATCTGGATCAACATCACGCAGGGCAACGATAGCCAGACCGAGCCGTGGAACGTAGACGCGCTCCAGCTTGAGTACGGCAGCACCGCGACGGGCTGGCAGGACTACAGCAACAGCCCGAAGTTGTCGGTGGCACGCCACCTCTCCGCGACCATCGCAGCATCGACCACGACCGCAAGCGCCGCGCTCTCGATGGCAAGGCACCTGATTGCCACGGCGGCGGCTGTGAGTGCGACGGGCGATGCAGCACTCGCGGTAACGCGGCACTTGAGCGCGATGGCTGCTGCCTCGACTACGACCGGCGACGCCGCGCTCGTGAACTCGGATCACTTCGCGACGAGCGCGGCAGCCACCACGACCACAGCGAATGCGACGCTGGCGTGCCCGGTGCACTTCGCTGCATCGACGGCAGCCAGCACGACGACCGCCGACTCGACGCTCGCTGTCGTCAGGCACCTCGCGGCGGTGACAGCGGGTAGCACGACGACCGTCGATTCCGGGCTGTCGGTGGCGCGCCACCTTGCGACGGCACCGGCTGCCGCCACCACCACAGCCGACGCACCGCTGCTGAACGCCCGTCATCTGGCGACGAGCGCAGCGGCAGCGACGACCACAGCGAATGCCACCCTGACCGTGACCGGGCTGATTGAGTTCGCTACCAGCGTTGCCGCAGCCACGACGACAGCCGATGCCGCCCTCAGCAACGCACGGCACCTGACTACCGCTCCGGCTGCCGCAACGTCAACGGCTGCCGCTGCGCTCAATGTCCCGGCTCACTTCGCGTCTGCACCGGCAGCGCAGACCACGACTGCGGCTGGGCAACTCGCGGTCGTGCGCCACGAGGCAACGACACCGGCTGCCGCGACGACGACTGCGACCGCTGCCTTGTCCATCCAGCGCTCGCTCTCTACGGCTCCAGCCGCCTCTACGACTACCGCTTCCGCTGCACTGTCCATGGCACGTCATCTGTCGACTGCGACGGCAGCGCAGACGAGCACCGCAAACGCGACACTCCTGATTCCAGGCATCGTCAACTTCGCCGCGTCGGTCGCTGCAACGACCACCACAGCGACTCCATCCCTGGTCATCACGCGACACCTTTCGACCTCAGCCTCTGCTCAGAGCACGACCGGCGCGGCACTTCTCAACGTTCCGAGATACTTCGCGGTTGTTGCTGCTGCTGCGACCACGACTGCGAACGCTGGACTCTCGGTGGCTCGTCACTTGGCAGCTGTAGTCGCTGCCAGCACGACGACGGCGACACCAGCACTGGTGCTTGCGAAGCACCTTGCTGCCGCACCGGAAGCATCGACCGTCACGGCGGCACCGTCGCTAGACATCATCCGGCACCTGGCTGCGACCACTGCTGCTGCAACCTCGACAGCGAATGCCGCGTTGTCCGTCGCTGAACTCCATCATCTGGCGACGGTCCCGGCTGCCGCGACGAGCACCGCAGCCGCTTCGCTGGACGCTGGCAGACACCTGATCAGCGCGGCGGCGGCAACGACGACTACTGGCACTGCAGCGCTCCAACTGGCGAAGCACGTTGCCACCGCTCCGGCGGCGATGTCATCCACGGCGGCAGCCGTCCTGCTCGCGATCCGCGACCTCTCGGTGCAGGTCAATGCGGCGACGACCACTGGGGATGCCAGCCTGGGTCTGGAACTAGGGCTGTCGACGCTGATTGCAGCGCAGACGTCGACCGGCGAAGCGATCCTAAATCTACTCGCCTTGGGCGAGGTCATAGACACGGAGATCGAGAACATCAGCATCAAGAGAGCATGGGAGTCGACGTCAGCCGAACGCGGCTTCGAGAGCTTCACCATCGAACGCGGCATCGAGAACATGTAGGAGGGAGCCATGGGTTCATTCTGTGACTATCTGGAAGACAAGGTGATCGACCATGTGACGAACGTCGCCGCGTTCAGCGTGCCGACGAACCTCTACATCGGTCTGTCGACGACTACACCAACTGATGCCGGTGGCAACATCACGGAGCCAGCGACCGGCGACAACTACGCTCGCGTCGTCTGCAACTCCTGGAACACGGCAGCGTCGCGGACCACGTCGAACACGAACGTCGTGACGTTCAATCAGTGCACGACGACGAACTGGGGCGACATCACGCACTGGTTCGTGAGCGATAACGGGACCAGAGCATCGGGAAACTATCTCGCATGGGGTGCGCTCGCCGCGACCAAGACCGTCGTCATCGGCAACACGCCGAGCTTCGCGGCTGGTGAACTGGACGTTACCTTTGACGCCTCCGGCGCTGGTGGTGGGTTTACCACCTTCTTAGCGAACGAGATCCTCGATCACGTGTTCAAGGTCGGCTCGTGGTCCGCTCCGTCGTCGCTGGCGATCGCACTGTTCACGGTCACGCCAAGCGATTCCGGTGGTGGCACCGAGTGCACGGGCAACAACTACGCCCGCAAGACGCACTCGGCATGGAGTGCGTCCAGCGGCGGCGCTACCAGCAACAGCTCGGCTATCACGTTCAACACGCCGAGCGGCACCTGGGGCACGGTGGTCGCGTGCGGCGCGTTCGACGCGACGACCAACCTGCTCATCTGGGGCAACGTCACCGATCAGGCTGTCGGCAGCGGTGACACGGTCGATTTCCCGACCGGCGACTTCGACATCTCCCTGAGCTGACGGGCGGTGTCCCGTGGCTACGTCGATGGAGATCGTCTACGTTGAGCGGGACAACCGGATCGATCTGCGTCTGAAGGCCGACTTGAATGACGGCAGTGGGATGCAGTATCAACCGCTTGCCGCAGTAAATAAGATGGAAGTTGTTGTTGGCGGAGTGACCGTCTCATCGGAGAATGGAGCGAATGACGTTATCCGGTGGGCGCAGAGCGGGTACGCTACTGGCGAGGTGCGTATGTGGCTCGGGCGATACACATATAAGGTTGGGCTGATCGATACCTACCTACCGATCGGAAGGTACGACGCACCGTTGATTGTCTACGATCCGAGCAATGCGCACGGTATCATGTGGGAGCATGTTCCCATATTAGTAAAGTCTACAGGCTCAGAATGACGATGTACGACACGTGTTTCATTAAGTGCACAGACAGGGGGTGACGATGTCATTTACGACTTGGCTGACATCGGCATTCAACACCCGCGACAAAGCTTCTGAATTTGGGACTGTGCTTGCCAGTCTGCTAAAGAGTGAGAATAGGAAGCCCCCTGATCGCGGCACAGTTGGCATGCTGGCAGCGTACAACAGAAGTCCTTGGGTTAGAGCAGTAACCTCTAAAATATCCAGTGTAGTTGGCTCTACGCGCTGGAGGATATACGCTACCAGGAAGACTGGAACAGAGCGCGGATGGGTTAAAGTCCCAAGACTGCAACTGAGCGGAGTAACATCATCTGACGCCAGGCGGAAGATAGTTGATATTCCGGATGGTCTTGAGCTTGTGGAGATTTATGACCATCCGGCGCTTGACCTTCTGAATAGTCCAAACACTGGTTTTCCAGGAACAGTCAGTAGGTCAGTTACTCAGCTATACAAAGAATTGACAGGCGAAGCTTTCTGGCTGCTGAATTTCGAGTCATTTGGTGGTAGAAGCATCCCTGTCAGTTTTGAGATTATTCCGCCGAATTGGGTGGTAGGAATTCCTACACCAACGAAGAAATACTTCACGATTGATCCGCAGGAAGGATCTACAAAGGCCATTGATGTACCGATGGAGTACATTATTTGGTTCAACAACCCGAATCCAGCCGATCTGTATGGCAGAGGGTCAGCACACATGCGATCTCTCGGTGATGAGATCGACACCGATGAGTTTGCATCAAAGCATGTAAGGTCGTGGTTCTACAATAGCGCGCGGCCTGACTTGCTCATCTACGGTAGGGATCTAAACAGGACTGACACCGACGTACTTGAAGCGAAATGGATGCAGAAGCTGCAAGGATATTTGCGAGCGCACCGTCCATTCTTCCTCAAGGCTGCAGTCGAGGTCAAGGATCTGTCGCATAAGTTCAGCGACATGCAGATGATCGATCTGAGGAAGTGGGAAAGAGATCTCATTATTCATGTGCGTGGCGTTCCTCCAGAGATCTTTGGAATCATCGAGAACTCGAATCGTGCAACCATCGATGCCGCTGACTACCTCTTCTCGAAGCATGTCATCGTACCTGAGCTTGACAACTTTAGATCGTACATACAGATGTACTTGCTTCCATGGTATGATCAGAGATTAATTCTTGGCTACGAGTCGCCAGTTGAGGATGACAAGGCAGAGCAGCTAAATGCAGCACAAACTGCATATTGGGCTCTCACCATCAACGAATGGCGAGACAAGATGGGTGTTGACAGGGTGGCATATGGCGATAAGCATGTATTTATGCTGCAACATGTTGCTGTGGCACCTGCTGATCTAGCCATTGGAAGCTATAATCCACAGGCTGCTCTTCTTACACCGGGGCAGGAACCAGATGACGAGCCTGACGACGAGCCTGATGACGATGACGACATTGATGTTGTCGAGGAAGACGAAGAAGAAGAAGAGGAACGGTCATTGCTTCCTAGCGGCGTGGCTACTTCAAAAAACGCGCGCGCGAGGAAGCAAATCGGCGGCATAGATACTACTCACACTGCAGTGCAGCTTGCTCCACAGATGATTGAAGATTTGACTGAAGCATTTCATCAGTTGTCTGGAGAGCTTGACTACGTCGCCATCATAGCCGCACTTGAACTTGGCGACATAGCTGCTGCGCTTGTGTACATCGATCGACTTGAAGTTAGTGGTGCTCTTGAGTCGGCAAAGCAGACCATGAGGCAGGCGTTGCTGGTCATCAATAAGATGGCAGCAGAGCAGTTGGCTGAAGCGCTAGGCATTGAGGTGCTGACTCTAGGCAGCGAAGCTGCGATAGAAGAGCTTAGAATGTTCGGAGCTGGCATGGTTACAAATGTCAGTGACGAAACCATTAAAGGCATCAGGTCTGCTTTGATCGATTCGTACGCCAGCGGTCGTACCGCGAAGGAGACTGTTGATGAGATCCGTTCTCTAATTGGCCTTACTGAGGCCGACGCCAAGCGGGCAGTAAAGATGTATGAAGAATTGCTCGCCAGTGGAGTCAGTTTCGGCGATGCCATGGATAAGATGAATGGATGGATTGAAGACAAGATCAAGAAGCGAGCTGAGATGATTGCCGTCAATGAACTCATCGAGGCTGGTAATCGTGGTCAGGAATTGATTTGGGAAGAGGCGGTCAGGCTAGGGTATATTAACCCGCACAAAGCTGAGCGAGAGTGGATTGTGAACGTTGGAGCGTGCGGCGAATGTGTTCCAATGGCTGGATCTAGGGCGAAGATTGGCCAGCCTTATTCAAACGGAGTATATACTCCAAACGACATTCATGTAAGGTGTAGGTGTGGTGAGAAACTTGTCATCGTGCCATAATAGGTGGGGCATTGTTGCATGGACAGTGCTCTGCTACAATCAGTGGCAAGGAGAGCCACGAAGAGGAGAGAGAAATGAAAAACGATATTAGGCTTCTTCCTAGAGATCAGTGGGTTGAGGCAACCAAGGCCGGAGAGAAGGATATCGGCTTGGTGAAGTTCAACTCATCGCCGATCATCAAGGGGCAGCTCGATCCTCTGACTGGCATGAATGACATCAATGTTGTCATTTCATCCGAATCCATCGATAGAGACAAGGATATCATCTATCAGGATGGCTGGGATCTCAGCGCATACAAGGAGAATCCTGTCGTGTTGTGGGCGCATAACCACGGATCTCCACCGATCGGCAGAGCGTTGAACGTTTCGCTCGACAACAAGAAGAGGTTGATGGCACTTGATAGATTCACTCCGAAGGACGTGAATGAATTCGGACACATGATCTATCGCATGGTGTCTGCTGGCTTCATCAATGCGGCCAGTGTAGGTTTCAGGGTTCTCAAGTATGAGGTCGATGAGGAAAGGAGGGGTTTCAATCTTCTGGAGACTGAGTTGTATGAACATAGCTTCGTGCCGGTGCCTGCCAACCCGCAGGCATTGGTAGAGGCCAGCGCAGCGGGCATTGATCTGCGTCCGCTACGCGAGTGGGCGACGCAGATCCTTGACAATGATCCTAACAAGAGTGAGATTCTTCTGTGGCTTCCGCGCCATGTTGTAGAGAATGCTTGGAAGCAGGCCGGTTACGTCAGTGGAAACCGTACGGTTGTCCCTGCTTCCGACACTTCCAATCAGTTCTCTGTTGGCAGTGGATTCTGTACTGACTCTGGACACGTTACTCATGATAGTACGACCAAGCTGTACGATACCACCACCTGGACTGGAACGGACCACAGAGAGACGAAGCTGGTGGACGGCGACGACGACAAACAAGAAATGGAGGACATCATGGAGTTGAAGGAACTCACTGAGTCAGTCAACAAACTGGTGTCCGCTGTGTCTGACCTCGTCAAGTCAAATGGCGAAATGTCGGACCTTCTCAAGGCCAAGCTGGACGAGGACCAGGTGACCGAGGATGAGGTTCGCGAGATCGCCAAGAAGGCCATCGAGGGCAGCATGGCGGCACGGACCGGTCAGTTGCCGGAATGATGAAAGGAGATCGAAGATGGGAATGACAGCCGCTCAGGTCGCTGACGTCGTGAAGGATGTCGCTGGCGACCTCATCAAGAAGTGGGAGCAGGAGCGCAAGGAATCAGGCATGCAGGACCTGGTCAGTGCGATCCGTTCTATCAACGTCCCTGCGCGCGATCCGCGCAAGGAGGAGAAGGGAGCCAAGGCCGGGCGATTCATCCGAGCCGTCGCCGCTGGCAAGACTCCGGATGGTGCAGCGAAGTACGCCCGCGAGAAGTGGGGCGATCTTGAGATGGAGAAGGTGCTGGCTGCGAGTGACGCTTCAGTTGGTGGCGTGCTCGTTCCCGCGCAGTTCTCGTCCGAGATCATCGAGCTTCTTCGCGAGCGTGCGATCTTCCGTTCGCTCGGTCCTCGCATCGTTCCCATGCCGACCGGTAGCATGACGATGCCGAAGATCACCGGTGGTGCAACTGCATCATATATCGGTGAGAACCAGAACTTCCCGGTCACTGGTCTGACCACCGGCCAGATCAAACTGTCCTGGAAGAAGCTCGCAGCTCTCGTTCCCATGTCCAACGACCTGCTCCGCTTCGACGTTGTCGATGCGGACATGCTGGTGCGCGATGACGTCGTCGCCGCCATGGCGTGGCGTGAGGACCAGGCATTCATTCGCGATGATGGCACGCAGTTCACTCCGACCGGCGTGTACTATCAGGCGCTTGCTGCGAATCGGGTTGCGATGACGGCCACTCCCACACTCGCGAAGATCACCGCCGATCTTTCGAGCGCAGTGCTTCGGCTTCGCAATGCGAATGTTCGCATGATCAATCCTGCGTGGATCATGGCTCCTCGCACCGAGATGTGCTTGAAGACCATCCGCGACACCAACGGGAATCTCGTTTTCGCAACTGAGATGAACGCTGGACGTCTGTTCGGCATGCCGTATGCGTCGAGCAATGTCATTCCAATCAACATCAGCGGCACTCAGTCTGAAGTCTACCTCCTCGACATGGCCGATGTCCTTGTTGGCGAGGCGAATACCCTCGAGGTTTCGGCTTCCGATACCGCTGCGTACTACGACGGTTCTTCCGTCGTTTCGGCGTTCTCTCTCGATCAGACGGTCGTGAAGGTGCTGGCGCACCACGACCTGGCTGTGCGACATGCGGAGTCGATTACTGTCATCACAGAAGTCACCTGGGCTCCTGGCGCTCCGTGATGATAGAGAAAGGAGAATAGTCACATGGACGTGAACTTCAGTCATGCAGGAGCGTACGTGCATGCCGACTGCGCCTGCCAGCACACTGCGGCAGTCGCTGCCGGAACAGGCGACAACGCCTACATCGTCGGTCAGACGTTTGACCTTCTGGCTCTTCCGTTCCGGCCTACAAGTGCCATCTTGATCGCTACTTGGGAAACGACTCTCGCTTCGAGCGAGACTCTTTCTCTCAAGTCGAAGGTCGAGCACGACACTCAGAGCAACATGGGCACTGCTACCGTCTACACATACGATGGAGCAGAGACTACTGCAATGGTCGTGAAGACTGGTGTTGCGACCGGTGCCATTGGTGCCTACAAGCGCAGTGTTGATCTGCGTGGCATCAAGCGGTATTTCCGGTTTAGCGTTCATCAGGATCTGAGTGCGAGCGGCACTGACACCAGCCAGTTGATGGCCGGTGTGGTATTCTTCTCGGGCGACGCTCCGATTGCGGACTCGCAGTGAGGTGAGTCATGGATGAGCCGATCAAACTAGTCAGGTTCATCAACAAGTATCCGCCATACAATACTGGCGAGATAGCCGGGTTTCCTAGCAGTGTTGCTGACAGGTTGATTGGCTCAGTTGCAGTGGCGCATGTCGTGCCAGTGCAGAAACCGTCCATCGAAATCATTCCACTCCCCGGCGGATGGTATGATGTTGGTGGAAAGCGAGTGAAGGGAAAGCAAGCTGCTGTCAAGCTTCATGTGCAGCTTGCTACAGACGAATAGCATTTATGGCGGGGAGGCACCGCCTCCCCGCCCTTTTTGGAGTTGAACATGGCAGTTACGGTCATAACACCAGCAACGAGCTTAAATATGACGACGTTATCTGCCGTGAAGGATGCGCTTGGCATATCCGACAACGACAGTGAATACGACGCCGTTTTGATCAGGCTGATCGCCGCAGCGAGTTCAGCTCTTGTCGAGTATTCCGGCAAGAATTTCGCAAGGCAGACGTATTCAGAAACCACCACTGGCAATGACGGTCCGATACTGACGTTATCGAATGTGCCGATAGTCTCCGTAACATCAGTGATTGTTGATTCAGAGCCTGTCGTAGATTTTGTCATCCAGGACAAGAATACAGGAGTGCTGTATCGAGAGGCTGGATGGCAGATGTACGCATGGGTTGGGTGGAGCATCGAGCCGTACGTCATTCCTGGCACTGAAGAGCTTAACATCACTATCCAATACGTTGCTGGCTACATAATGCCAGGAACGATTAATTACGATCTTCCTCAGTCATATGAGGAAGCCTGCATCAGGACTGTTGTGGCATGGTATAAGCAAGACCAACGTGGCGGCATCGATGTCAAACGTCGCAGGGTTGGTGAGCTTGAGATCGAGTATTTTGATCAGGGCAGGATGGCATACGCATTGCCACCTGACGCCAGATCATTGATCGGCAAGTCGGCGGTGTAATATGCCGAATCCTTGGCTCAGCATGATGACAGATACCATCACGTGGCAGCAGTTGAGTAGCTACAACAGCCATGGCCAGCCAACATTCGGCACTGCAGTCACCATTAAATGTCGGATTGTTGACAAGGAACGTCTCACCAGGAAGCTTGATGGACAGGAAATGGTCAGTAAGACCACCATTTACTGTGACGGCTATCATGGCATCGATGCCAACGATAAGATAATCCTGCCGAGTGGCGAGATACCAATCATTATTAGAATAAATACCTATCCTGATGAAGCAGGCAATAGGTATGAGGAGATATTGACCTAATGGGCAGGACGTGGTCATCTAGTAGGTTCTCTTCAGCAGATCCTGCTGGATCTAGGCCGGATCGTAGTCGCCGCATCGATGTAGGCGGCACTCGCTCATACCCTGGCTCAATGAGAACCATTTGGGGGAGCACAGGGAAAGGGTTCAAGTGGACGATATCTTTGCATGGATTCCCGAAATTTAGAGCAACGATGTCTAAGGTTCATGCAGAAAGCAAGATGTCACTGGCCGCTGCACTCTATGAAGAGGGCGTCGGCATCATGAGTGAATCGAAGGAACCGAACAATGTTCCAGTGAAGACTGGTCTTCTTAGATCTACTGGATATACGATGCTTCCACAAGTTGAAGGAAATCATCTTGTGGTTTACCTTGGCTATGGCAACAACATGTGCAAATACGCCAAGGTTCAGCACGAAGGAAACTTCAATCATCCGCGCGGCGGCAGAAGGCATTTCCTTCTTATCCCGGCGCAGAAAGCGGCGCGCACTATGGGTCAGCGCATCGCGAGAAAGATTGGGAAGAAGATCGAAGGTCTGG